GAAACTCGCAATGAAATTCTAGCGAAGGCTAAACGTGTTATGCCGTTGTATAACAAAGGTGGGCTTCAGGTATTGTCCGAGTCCGATGATCTCAAAGCATTGAATAAGGTAGCACGATGAAAGTAAGATACTCAACAAACTGGATGGGTCCAGTCAACAAGAAGTGGATTGATGAAAACGGTAAAGACTGGTGTGCTGGTCGTATTGATGTGTATGGTGATGACGTTCCAGAATATACCGAGTTAGGTCTCAATATTATGAAAGGCAAAGACTGGGTCCGATTTACAAGGTGGATTGAAGGAAATCTTACTACTCCTGAGATATGGACGACCGAGCAGTTGGTTCAAGCATATGAGTTTCATAATCCAAAGATAACATGGTGGGAGAAGAAATGAAAATAGAACTAGATGATGCTATGCTATCTGGAATAGTCGTTCAAGACCTACAAAGATACCATGAGATTATGCTAAACAATCCAGAAGAGGATGGTGTCTGTAATGCTATTGAGATTGTATTATCACACTATCTGAATAGACAAGATTATATAACATGGTATAAAGGCGTATATGGGCCAAAGGGTAAAGAGGTTGACTTTGGCGAAGATGTTGGATTGGAGGTTATAGATGAATAAATTTACTCTTGAAATCGACTATGACATTATGGATGAAATCACAAGACAAAATCTAAAGTCTGCTTATCATCATGCGGAAGATGAAGGAGTTCATTCAAGCGGCCTAATATCTATTGCTACTGAATCCAATATCTCATGTTGGACGGCACCCTAATAAAATCAAAATCCACCTTTTCAAAACACCCCGGGCGTTGCCGGGGTTTTTATTTGTAAACAGGATGCGACAATATGTCGCACATATTTCTATTGACAATCCCTATTGTTTTTGCTATACTCCATGAAGATTAATGGAGGTTCTATGCCGCTTCTTCCCGTCTATTATACCACTACCAATCTTCGTAAACGCAAACAAACCAAGCATGATCGTTCCGAGCATGATGCATGGTTGATAAAGATGGGTGTTTCGCCTAAGCAGATTAAGGCAAAGAAGACTGCTAACAAGTCTTGGAAATCTGATTACTCTAATTCATTACAGGTAGATCGTTCTACCAAACATCACGAAAAATCCATTCAAGAGGTGTGTAACGCACCTGCAAATGCCACGGCTAATCGTTCCGTGATGGCTAATCTACATAAAGAGAGTGAAGAAACTCGCAAGGCTATTCTTGCCAAGGCGGCCAGGACTGCCCCTCTCTATTCCAAAGGTCCATATCAGTATATTACTGACGGCACAAATCTTGATGATGTGGGGAAAAAGAAATGACTAATAAACTAACTAATGATGAACTTGTGGAGCGACTTCGCAACTATACGACTTGTACCGAGTCAGATATAGATGAAGCGGCTAATCGAATCGAACAGATGAATAAGTTTCTCCGCCATAATGTTTTCGCTGAAAAGCATTTTGGAGTCTTTTTCATTTGTGGTGAAGCGGGTGAGAAAGATGTGAATGGTATTCCTGAACAGATACACATTTGTCCTGCCTATGGATCGGATGTTGTGTATAGATTTACTCGTGGTGATTCCTCGGCGCCGGAGTGGTAAGATGATTTGTTTCAATCAACCTTACAGACAAGGACAGTTACTTGTATATCGGAGAACCTCCAAATATACATGGCTTCGTCCTTATAATGAAATGATTGTCGGAACATGGGCTGTTCATATCAATCTTGTCAATCGTAACATGCGTCCTAAAAAGAGGTATAAATAATGAAAGAGTTTTCATCTATTGGAGAACTAGCAGTAAATTGGATTTTCTGGTTTGCTATTGGTACTGCCGTATCATTCATATTACTATCACTTTGGGATAACTATAATGGAAGAGATGACTAAAGAAGAAAAAGACAAGAAATTTATGTTGGAGATAGCGGATGACATATGGCAAAAATGCAAAGGTATACCCATTCCCGAAGACTACTCGGAGAAGGATCGTTTGTCAATATTCGAGCGTTACTACCACAGAGCCATCGCCAAGTCTCAAGGTGAATGATAAGATTTATTGGCCTACGATACTAGGTCTTGTTATTGGTATAGTTTATGTTTCAATATTGTTTTTACTATAAGGATAAGATATGGACGACGAAGACAGTTTGCATCAACTATTAGGATTGGTGCATTATCGTGAAAAACGTAAAGACGTTTATGAAGAAAGAGATGGATATAGACAAGCGTTAGTGGATATCACAAAGGCCGCTACAGTTGGTGAGATGCTTGACATTGCCCATCGTATATTATCGGAGAATAAATCATGAAAGAGTTAGTATTTGCAGTCATTTCTATTTGCCTAAATACAGGTGAATGTGAAACACATCAGATGAAAGTTGAGCCTCGTGTTTGTCAGATGAAATCTGTTAGAGCCCAGGTTCCTATGGCAGGCGAATGGAAGGATGCTGTCGTGAAGTTCAAATGCTAAAGGAGAGTTATATGCAAGAAGTAAAGACAACGGTTAGTATTGACGCTATTACAGAGGCTTATTGTTTACTAACTTCTTATCTTCGTGAGGAAGGCAAAGTTCGTTCCTCCTATGATAGTGATAAACTACAGAAAGCAGTATTGTTCTTGGCCGAGATTATCAAAGAAGGTGAGATCGTTCCAAACAAGATCAATGTTGATTACAATACTCCTGAACATGATGGTACAGGATTAGCATAAGAAAGGTGAAAAGTATGAATAAGGTATTTCTAATTTCAGCATTTGTTTTCAGTCTAACGGGTTCAGCATTTGCTCTAACCACGCATGATGAAACACATAATGGTAGAACAGTTGCAGTTCCTGGTCCAACAAAGAGTAATGGTGTTCTAGCACCGGCCGTTCAGGTTACACCACATGGTATGATTGTTACTGCTCCTCCAGGCGCTGATATTGATGTGGATAACGATGAAGGTGATCTACAGGTTGATATTTCTCCTGCAGGTAAGAAGCGTGGAGTTCTCGGTCTAGGATTTCTTGGACTATGAGAAAGTTTCTAATCATCTCCGCTGTGCTTTTTAGCACCGCTGCATCCGCAGCACCATACGGCACTTACTACAATCCAGTGGAAGATCCGCCATTCACAGGTGACTGGTCTGTTCCTGTTCATCGTGGCATGTATTGTGTCCATGGAACATGGCATCGTGGTTGGCTTCGTCCTTGGGAAGGTTCTCTTGTTATCAAGCCTTCTTGTGGTACCGCAGTCTACCAGCTACCAGGCTAAATAGTTTAGTGCCCCTATGGCAGAGTGGTTATGCTGTCGTCTCTAAAACGACTTTACGTGGGTTCAAGTCCTACTAGGGGCACCATTCAACAAAAGGAGAATAATATGAAAGAAGTTTTTATGTAGGTTGCTAGATCACCACCCTTGTTTCCTAATTCACATTATGAACTCGTTATTAGAAAGGAAACAAAATGAGTATCGAACTAAAAATCAAATCAAAGCACCTCGGACTAGAAGCAAAAGTTATCAAGCACGAGGAGCGTAAACTCAAAAAGCAAATTCGTTGGATGTCCAGTCGTCAAACTCTACCACCGAACTTTGTGGATAAGTATCAGTCTATTCATAATCATCGTGTGTGGAATGTAAGAAACGAAAATCGTGCCACATTTCTTGCCCGTGCTTATCTTGCTGGTAAACCTTATCGGTCTGTTGAGAATAAGCGTAAGGACGAATCTGTATTCAACTGTTGGATTCTACCAAGAGTGTTTGAGATGGTGAACAAGTATGGTCCTAATGAGAATAGGATCTACAAGAAATGGATGCCTCCTTATAAAGGAGCTACAAATCGAGTTCATCAGTATGATACGGAAGAGCGAACAGCGTTTGTTGATAAACTGAAAGAGTGGGCTAAACTTGACTAAACTCTAAATAGTAATGTCCAATTCCGGACGTTCTATTGGAGAATATCATGTTTCCATACAAAACATATTTGGTTGGTCTATTGGTAGCAACACTACCATGGGTAACTGAAAAACTAGGTGCAGTTGATTGGAACGCATTGGTTCTATCTTGGGGTGTTCCTGAGAATATGGTTGTTCCTGCCGCAACCGCAGTCAGCGGTCTAATCATGATTGGTATGAGATTTGTAACACAGATTACAACAGTTCATACCGCCCTTATGACCGAACCACCTAAAGAATAATGATTGGGGCGGATTCATTCCGCCCTTTTCACTCTAGCGTCGGCATCTTTAAGAAACTGACGTATGGATTCTATGGAACTTTTGCATGTCAAATTGTTCTTATGTAATTGAACAATCAACTTGGCAACCTGACTGTCCGTCAGAGTGTTCCAATTCGGAAACTGTTTTACCACAGGACAATAATACATTGCTTCGTCAGGATGAACCACCATATGACGATATGTCGTCACAACCTGTTGAGTATCATTACAAGAAGCCAGTAGCATTACGCCTAACAATAGAATAATCTTTTTCATTTTACATCTCCGAGAGACTTGATTGTGTCTTTCAATATCTGTGAGGATTGTCTATCATGGCCAGCACCTACATGCTTATCAATTTCAGATACAACAGAATTTAGTTTTTCTTCTAAAGTTCTATTCTTTTCCATTAGACTGTTTACTCGTTCGGCTCTTGAACGACTTATATCTTCAATCTCGGAAATGTAGGCATCTCTGTCTTTGATAGTTTGTTCCAACTGATTAATGTTATATTGCTGGAGTGCGATTTGCTTTTCCTGATCAACAATCTGACGATGTTTGGAATACATGCCACCAATAAGTCCGAAAACAAGAACCAAAATGGAAATCCACTTCAAAGCACCTGATGAAACTAGTGATAAAAGAATTGTAGGCATCTTGACACCTCCGAGCGATCTGCTATACTATATATCTATGTGAGGAAAGAAATGATCTTATGTTCCTGTAACGCTATATCGTCCAACACAATCAAACAAATTCTAACTAATCACGAAGGAGATGTTCCTTCTGTCCAACAAATCATGGAGAAACATGGTTGTTCCGTCGTGTGTGCCTCCTGTGTTTATACAATCAAACTTGAAATAAGGAAACACTATGAAAGTTTATCAATACTTTGAACTGGATGTTGACGATCCGATAACAGTCACGGATCAACAAATTCTATATGACTTTTGGGACTATTGGGAATGTAAGATGGTTCAAAAGTTTGGTGATAGTGATCCGAGAATCAATCATGAAAATTGTATTCAAGATTGGATCACAACTCATGGAGCATGGGAGAAGAAGTAATGCGAGTAAAAATCGGACCATATAAGAACTGGATCGGACCATATCAACTTGCTGAAATGGTTCCGTTTCTAAACGAAGACCAGAAGGACAGACTAGGTGAATGGCTAGCCCAGACTTGGGTTGCCAATGTCTGTGACTGGATTGATAAACTTCGTGGCGAACGCATCATCAAAGTTCGTATTGATCCATATGATACTTGGTCTATGGACAATACTCTCGCTCATATCATTCTACCTATGCTAAAACAACTAAGAGATACCAAGCATGGTTCTGGTTATGTTGATGATGAGGATCTTCCTCCACAAATGCGTTATAGCGATCCTAAGGTCGATGAAAATGGTTGGGACCTGGGAGACAACTGGGTCCACTATAAGTGGGACTGGGTTCTCAATGAAATGATTTGGGCGTTTGAACAGGAACTTGATGAAAACTGGGAAGATCAGTTCTATCATGGCACTCCTAATTATGTAGAAATTCCTGTGCCTTGTGATAATGATGGATTTAAAATACACCAAAATGTAGATGGATCTGAGGATTGTTTCAAATTAGAACAAACAAACCCTGATTATTGGGTTGACTATGAAGGCATGAAGCGTTATAATGAACGCATTCAGAACGGCTTCCGTCTATTCGGAAAGTATTATCAGAACCTGTGGGACTAAGGAGAATAATATGGTACCTTCAAGTGAAAGCAACATGCATGTCCTAGAGACAGCATTCAAGCAGCGTGCCTTTGATGGCAAGTGGGAACGAATCGTCAAGATTATGGATCTTGATAACTCTTATTCATTCGTGAATGAGAATGGTAATCGCACTACTCTAATTCCAGAGAAGTGGGTAACGGTCGGTGTTTACGACCTTTTGATGGAGATTATTGACTAATGGCTAAGACAGAAAATCTAAAACTGGTTCACATGATGACTGGCGAGGAGTTCATTGGAGAACTTATCAGTGAGACGGAGAACACAATCACGGTAAAGAATCCGGTTCGCATCGTTGTTATTCCTACATCGGATCAGAACAATCCAAAAGTGGCATTCGGTCCTTATACACAGTGGACTGACGATAAGCACTTGACAATCAATCGCCAGCATGTTACATATATCGCTGCACCAATCACAGAGTTTGTCAACCAGTATACCTCTATGTTTGGTGGTCTAGTTCTTCCAAAATCAGAGATTATTAAGCCTTAATGAAAAAATTTTATACGAATGTTGAGATATGGGGTGGTAAAATCCTGTATCGTGGTGTTGAAGATGGAAGGCGTGTGCGACACAGGGTAGAGTATAATCCTACCCTGTTCGTGCCTTCTGATAAGCCCACAAAATACACAACAGTTTATGGTGAGTATGTTGGACCTGTAAAACCTGGTACCATTCGAGAGTGCCGGGATTTCGTAAAACAGTATGATGGTGTCGAAAACTTTAAGGTTTATGGCAATCAGAGATATCAATATTGTTTCATTGCCGACGAGTTTTCGAACACAATCGATTGGGACATCTCACAGATCCGTGTGGCAAATATCGATATCGAGGTTGGAGAACCACCAGAAGGTGGATTCCCTGAGCCTGATCATGCCAATGGTCCTTTGACTGCCATCACAGTAAAGCAATTCGGACATTTCATGACATTTGGATGTGGTGATTATAACAATCACCGCAATGATGTTACCTATATAAAATGTTCCGATGAATTTGATCTCATTCGTAAATTTCTATCGTGGTGGCAAACAGATTATCCTGATATCATCACAGGTTGGAACGTAGATAAGTTCGATGTTCCATATCTTATCAATCGTATCACAAAACTCCTTGGTGAAAGCGAAGCAAAGAAACTTTCGCCTTGGGGTGTTTTGAACGATAAGCTGGTTGATATTGGCATGAATCGTAAGATCAAATCATATTACATTCTAGGCATTGCTACACTAGATTTGCTTGATCTATATAAGAAGTATGCTCCTGATGGTAAGTCTCAGGAATCATACAAGTTGGACAACATCGGTCATGTCGAACTAGGTGAGCGCAAGTTGTCCTATGAAGAATATGGATCCCTATTTAATCTATATAAAGAAGACTACCAAAAGTTCATCGACTATAACATCAAAGATGTTGACCTTGTTGACCGTATTGATGAAAAGAATAAGTTGATTGAACTAGCACTAACTCTATCTTATGATAACAAGTGCAACTACGAGGACGTGTTCGCACAGGTCCGTATGTGGGACGTTATTTGTTTTCATCATTTGAAGGCAAAGAACATAGTTGTCCCTCCTCTTGAGAAACACGAAAAGGAGGCAGCCTATGTTGGCGCTTATGTTAAGGACCCTATTATTGGTTTCCATGATTGGGTGGCTAGTTTTGATGTTAATTCAGAGTATCCGTCTGTTATTATGGGGTCCAATATCTCTCCTGAGACGATTATCGAACCTGGTTCTTATAGCGATGCTATGCGTTCTATTATTTCCGCTAATGTCACTGTTGATAAACTTCTTAACAAGTCTATTGATACATCATGTCTAAAGAATGATAATGTTTGTTTGACTGCCAACGGACAGTTCTATCGCCGTGACAAGCAAGGCTTCATGCCTGAAATGGTTGAGAAGATGTTTGCTGATCGTAAAGTATATAAGAAAGCGATGCTAGATGCCGAAACGAAATACGAAAATGAAACAGACAAAGCGAAGAAAGCAGAACTCAAAAAAGAGATTGCAAAGTTCAAAAACCTGCAACTCTCTAAAAAAGTCTCGCTCAACTCCCTCTATGGTGCGTTGGGGTCCAAGTATTTCAGATTTTTCGATCTACGCAATGCGATTGCTGTCACGACTACAGGCCAACTTTCCATACGGTGGATCGAAAATGCAATCAATTCATATCTACGAAAGATACTAAAGACGGAGAAAGATTATGTTATTGCGGTTGACACTGATTCGGTTTACCTCAACCTTGCAGATTTGGTACGTCAAACGCTGCTATCAGATGCTACAGATACTTCAAAATCCATCAATTTCATGGATAGAGTTAGCGAAAGTAAGGTTCAACCTATCATTGATAAGGCTTGCAGAGAACTTGGTGATTATACTAACGTCTTTCAACAAAAGATTGTAATGAAGCGTGAAGCGTTGTGTGATAAGGCTATCTGGACAGCCAAGAAGCGTTACATTCTAAATGTCTATAACAATGAGGGTGTTCAATACGCACAACCTAAGAAGAAGGTTATGGGTCTTGAAATGGTCAAATCATCCA